TGTTAAATCGCCACCCTTCGCCCCAATACTCCCCACAGTGCTGCCGTCTTTGCGGAACTGCAAAATTTCGCCGTCTGTATTTCGTCTAGAAAATATGCTTCGGTTATCTGTTGCGGCAACACTAATTGAACCATCGCTGTAAGCCGTAAATCCGCTGTATGTTCCGACTGTTCCTGTGCTAGTCGTCCCCACCAGCAAGTTGCCGCCGGAGATGCGCGTTGCTTCTGTAAAAGTTCCATTTACATTGCGACCGATTTGTAATGCGCCACCATCGTTAGCTTGTCGAAATTGATGGCCATAATCACCATTCGTTTGCTTTAGGTAAATATGAGTACCATCTGCCTCAACCGTCAGCCCATCAGTCGTCACAGTGCCAGTGATATCCACGTTACCACTAAACGTCCCTGTCGTAGCAGCAAGCGCGGCATTAGGATCATGCTCTAAGCGGCGCGTTACCTCTGCCAAGCCGCGATAGATAACATAGATGTTACCTGTGCCAGATGAGGGCGCGGCGTCAAAGGTCAGGGTCGTACCAGTTGCTGTGTACGACTTGCCAACACCCGGCTCCTGCTGAATGTTGTTAACAAACACTTCTAGGTCTTCAGGCACGTTTACGGCGCGGTTAAGTGTAAACACGGTCTGCGAACCAGTGCCGTTAAAATACTGACTTGTTGTCTTGGTTAATGCTTGCTGAACTGGAGTGCCTATGTATCCCATTAGTTAGCCTCCAGTGCCGCAATGCGGGCTTCTAGCTGTTCAATCTTTTCAACCGCCTCAATCAGTGCCTTGGTAAGCAGTGGGGTCAACTTACTCTGGTCAATGCCTTGATACACAGGGTTGCCCTCATCATCCACCTCATTATGTGTGCCGGTGACAGCCTCTGGAACGATGTCCTGCCCCTCGTTTGCACGGAAGCCATCGACTGTGGTGTCAGGGTCAGCAATAAAGTTAAAGCGAACAGGGTTGAGTTGCTTTAGGCGTGTGGTTGCGTCCCAGTCATAGGTTACTGCGGTCTTGAGGCGGTAATCTGATGAGGTGTTGTATGAGGTTGTTGAACCGTTTGTGCTGATATTGCCAACGCTAGTATTCCCCCAACGGAAATCAAAAAATCTGTTGTTTGCCCCGCTGGTATGAATATTTATAATTGGATAGTCATTTCCGTGTTGATTAGTCTGAAAAGTTCCATATACAGCACTTATATTCATTCCACTGTTGGTGCCGGTTGTGTTAACTGTTCCGTTTGAAGAAACTTGAAAATTGCCGCTGCTGTCGAGGCGGAGGCGTTCTACGCCGCTAGTGTAATAAAGCTGGTTAAAGCCGCTATCCGTAAAAATTACACTATCACCACCACTTCCACTGCCTAAAACCGCAGGTGCCGTACCAAAATAAACACCATTTGTGCCATTATGACATTCTATAAACCCACCATCAGTTCCTTTGGCTCTAATTTTACCAGAGGTTCCATCTGTGATTTCAAGGGTGCGTACCATAGACGTTGTGCCAATGCCCACGCTGCCGCCGTTGGGATTTAAAAGTAAGGGGTAACTAGTTGCTAAATTGTTAGCATCTTGCCCTTGGATCCATGTCCCCCAAGGAGGAACACCAAGTACCCCTATGTTAGCACCGTGACTAGAACCTCCATCTTTTTGTCTCAGAGAAACAAATCCCGTTGGAGTGCTCCCAGAAGATGCAGGCGCTGCATTTGTACCCTCAACATGAAGTGCTAGATCTGGTGCTACGGTTTTAATACCAACTCGGTTATTCGTGCTGTCAACGTAGAGCGGACCCTTTTTAATGTCACTAGTCGGCATCAGGTGATCTCCAGTACAGACAGGGTAACGTCAGCGGCTGATGCCTGTGAAGCTGTCACAGTAATCGAGTCGGCAGCGTTTACAACAATCTTTTGATCTCCACCTACGGCAACAAGAGCGCCACCAACTGGAACTGGTGCGTCCTTGACGATGTAAACATTATCGCCGTCATTGTTTACAAACTGGATATCTACGGTAATCCCTGTAGACAATATGTTTGCCACGTTCATGCCGATAACTGTTGTTTCTGTGCTGGCGGGGCAAGTGTATATGGTGGCTGCGCTTGTCCCAACCGCCGTGTCTGTTACTGTTTTAAATGTATTTGCCATTTCTTACCCCAATGCTATCGCAAACGCCAGCGAGTTATCCGTGAAGTTCACAGGGGTGCCGGTTGCATCGTTAAATATCATCTTCTCTGATGGCATCGTACAAAAAATTGTACGAGTGCCTGCTGTCCAGTTAATCTTTTCGTCACCAATAGTCAGCGCCACATCGTCTGCTAGTGTTACAGCAGTATCCAGCACAATGCTTGTCTGGCTGTTTACCGTGGCGATAGTAACAACACCTGATATGCCCGTGCCACGCACACGCTGACCCACCGTTAAAGTGCCGCCTTGCACATTGTCCACAGTCACAGAGGCTGAAGCACTAACCGCGCCGTTTACATCTGCTGTAGTCTTTGTGCTGCTGCTTTCAAAAATTGTGTCTCGTGACAGGGTTGTGCCGGACAAAGTGTATGTGCCAATGCCAACCTCAAAGTCCGTGCCATCCGTACAGGAGTAGTAGGTGGTGTTAGAATCACCTACATCGGCAAAAGAATCAAAACCAGTCACGGCACCGGCAAGAGTTAACGTGCCAGTGCCTGTGGTGGTGGTTGTTTCTTTAACACGGTCTTTGATTACAAGAGCCATATTACTTCAACTCGATGCTCAAGTTACCTGCGTTAATACGGAAGATATCTCCTACAGCCAGTGTTTTGTTTGCGTCTAATGCACCGACAAACAGGATGTTCGACCCGTCAAATGTAAGCACAGCATCATCTGCAAGTGTGACCGCTGTGTCTAGCGTAATGCTTGCCTGCGAAACCACTGTAGCCACCCGTACAACGCCGCTTGTATCACCAGTAATACCTGTTCCAGTTACCACATCGCCTACAACAACTGTTCCGCTGTTGCCGTCCAAAGTTACGGAGGTCGATGCTGAAACAGCGCCATTCACACTAGCTGTTGCGATATTTTTATCCGCTACAAAAGCGTGGGTTACGGTATAAGCACTAGCCAAACCTGAAGCCGCTGGGTACTCAATGTTATCATCGTTAATAACACGCTGGGCGTCAGAAACAGCAACGTCAGAAACAGAGTGTGCATAATCTGTTGTTCCAGATGCACCGCGCGTACAACCTGTCAGGGTATTTGTGCCATCAAAGTTAAGGGCTACATCATCCGACAAGGTAACTGCTGTGTCCAAAACAATAGCGTTCTGGTTTGTTACCGTGGCTACACGAACTGTGCCAACAATACCTGTACCAGTGACAACCATACCAACAGTAATTGTACCGCTGTTCCCGTCAACTGCTACGTTAGTAGAAGAGCTAACTGCACCGTTCACATCGGCAGTGGCAGTGGCGTCCTTGCCAGTGTATGTAATAATCTCATCGTCAATCGTTACTGAACCAGCGGCAGGGAAAGCCTCTGCGTCAGTTAGGATTAATTCTGTATCACCCTGCGCGAAAGCTACCGCTACAGTTGTGGTTGATTGTTTCCAGCCCGCCGCATTGACTTGCTGGCGTGTATAGTTAGCGTCATCTGTGTCAACCTGTACTTCGGTGACCTTCTGACCTTCCGCGTCCGTTGCTGCGGTTGCCAAGCCGACATAAATGCTGTTACCCGGCGAAGCAAAGGAAAGAGAATCATTCTTGAACAAATAGTCCAGAATTCTCCTTTCCAGATAGGTGGTTGCTGCGTTTGATGTTGCCATCGTTCCTTACTCCTGTTTAAGTGCGTGGCCTATCAGGTAGACCTCTCCTGTAGGCATCGCTATTCTCTCTAGCTTCCGCCAAATCTTTCAGCCGCTGTACTTCTTGCCCGAAACGCTGTTCGTACAACTGCATCATGTCTTGCTCACCTTTCATGTAAGTATACGCTTCAACTAACGAGCCGTAAAGCAGCGCGTTTGGTGCATTCTTACTAAGCCAACTAGTGGCGGAACCCAAGCCAGCGGTGAGACTTGCCGGGCGGTAGTAGTAATGAAGTTCTACATCATATGTAAGATTTGGGGATGGCCCCAAAATAAAATTATCTACGTCAAAAATGCTGTAATACTTAGGGGTCGCGGTGCTTCCGTAATCCTGACTGTACCGTTGAACAAAATTAACATCTTTGAACTCAAGAAAATCTTCGTAGTTAGCTGTGGTTATTTGCAAGGAAAACGGTGCCAAGTAGTCAACCGGGACGTTCAGGTATGGATCCCCAACACTCAACTGAGAGACTGCGTTTTTACGAAATAGCGCAAGATCAACAAGCGTAAAGATGCGGTCTTCTGCGCCGCGAATGAAAATAGGAAGATTCGACACAAAAGACGTTTCAGTGTTCTCCGTAAAATCCTGTATTGCTGTTTGTAGCTGTGCGTATGTAAAGCTCATTTATACCACCAATGTTACCGGGCCAGCCGTAGCTATTCCGCCGCCGCCGCGCTGATTACCTGTTGTAGCAGTTCCTGAAGCTGCGGTAAATGTGTATGTGTCCGTTGTAACAACTGTTATAACATAGCCTGCGGCCTGCTCTAGTACGGTTTTTGAAAAACCATCAAATCCCGCTACGCTACGAAATCGCACCGTGTTACCTGTTGTTCTACCGTGGGAAGGCTCAGTCACCGTGATTACGCCAGACCCCTGTGCGCCACTGGCAAGGGCATTCAACGGCAACATGTTTGCTACGCTGGATTCGGTACGCTGATCAGGGCGTGGCTCATGTAACGCCTGTGGGTCAGGCCCAACTTTATTAGGTTCTAGCTGTGGGTGCTTTTGCTCATACTCATCCGGCCCCACCTTCAAACCATTCCACTCTTTTACCATTTCGTTTAAACGATAACGAAAGCCAGAGCGGTCTGAATACCCCCACGCATTTTTCCCCGAAGCATATCTTGACATCAGTTAACCCTTAAATACTGGATACTCGGCTGAAGTTTTAAAGGCACTCGATCTTCATCTTCGTCCGCCGCACGTTGGAACTCTTCCTCGTACACAGCTTTCAAAA